ACCATTGCATCCACGATATCCGTGTTATCTACAAGGTAAAGTTTGGCCTCTTCAATAATATCCATGAAGTAAACTGAGTCCCAGTACTTTCTGAAGTAATCAATAATATAAGAGTTGGCTCTCTCCCCCGTATGGTCGTTCTTATACCAACCAAAGGTTCGCTCTCCGCTAATAAAAACCTTTCCCAGTAGTGATGGTCTAGGAGCCAAAAGATCGAGTCTATTACGCTGTTTGTAGTGATCTAGAATTACCCCTCCCCGGTTGACTTCAATCATCACTTTTGCCTTACCATAATAATCTTGAAGTAAAATGTTATTGTGCATGATGATATCTGGGTCCAGCGCGCGCTCTTTGTAGAATGCTACATATCGATTGGTGTCTATATTCTTAACCACAATGCAATTGTCCGACCCATCATTCAACTTCGATGAAACGAATGGAATCGGGTCCATGCCACAGATGTATTTGTGAAGCGGATTGTAACGCTCTAAAATCAAAATCTTGCCATTCTGAATCGGAGTGACCTGCAACTTTTCGTTTACATCGCGCGATAGATTACACTTTTCAATTGGCGGGGGACTTCCTAGAATAATTCTTTCCTGCTCGTTAAGTTTAGCCATCACGTCAGCAGGCAAAGCACCCTTGGCATTGGCACTAAATACTTCTTGGATATCCAATGGATACTGCTTGATGAACGAATCCAAGAAACTCTTATCCTCAAGTTTATTTAAATTGTCTCGGGTTCTCAGAATCCACTCCGTAGCAATCTTTTCATCACTCCATCCATTAGGACAGAAGTTAATTATCTTTCCTGTTTCTTTACCCTTTGAATCGATTTCTGGGGCCGCTGTAATACCCATCCATCCAGGTAAGAAAACTGTGAGCATCTTAATAGTTTCCGCATTCCGCCAAAGTTCTGCTCCTTTCTTCTGACCTATCACCGAAGATTCCCCGGCACTTCCTCCCATAACAATAGGAGCCACTTTCATAAATCCTTTCTTTGTTGACGCCTGTGCCGAACGATACACTACGTCTGCCTTTGGGTGAAGAAAGAACTCATCCAAAAAGATGTGCATCGCACGAAACGCTTCCAATGACTGTGGGCTGTCAACTGTGTCACGAGTAATAATCTTTGAGTCTAGACCAGAGATTGCTCCTGTCTTTTGATCTAACTGCCCCATGTGCAAATAACCACTCTGACGTGTACTAATAACCGAAGGGCGGATGTAATCATCCAAGCCATCATAGATTACACGAGTCTTGTCTTTAAACATTTCCTCGAGTCGCGTTTTATCCGCGGATGTTAGCAGAGAAGTTGACCCGGGATTGGTCAGTGATATCCATACAGGGATCACCCCACCAAAAGTCAAAGACAAACCTGCCTCACGTCGTTTGGTAACCATCAAATCCCAGTATGTATTTCGGGCTTCGTCGTAAGATTGGTAAATCAAATCGTCCAAGTCACGCCAGATAGGTTTGATTCTGAGACCCGTGGCTTCCTTGATTGTAGCCTGACTCAGAAAAAAGTACTGAGCACCTGTCAATCCAAACCTACCAGTACGCCAGAATTCCATCTCGGTGTTCCACCAGATGTCCTTTTCTTTTCGAGTAGCATGTGGGCTAATCAAATGTTTAGCCGCCCAATCCTCGTAGACGAACTTCGAACTCTTCTGCTTAGTTAGGATCTCCATTATTTTTTCTTACCTGCCATGCGATCGATAAATGATACTTCACTATCGACTACTTCTTCGCTCGGGTACGCCTCTAATTGGGCGAGTTTCAGACTCTTATTGATTTTATCCCCTGCCTGTAGCAACTGGAACAAAGCCTTGTAGTAAGGGTCATCTAAATCAATTTCTTTGCTTTTGACAGCATCCATCAACTGACGAGATGCCGATACCAAAGTTCCATAGAAATCTTTGGCTGGATCAAACATCTGAACTTGAAGGCGATCAATCGCTTCTTCCTCAGTTATGTTGACCTTTTTGAGAAACGCTTTTAGTTTGTCCATTTTTTATTTCTGTAATTGTTTTCTTTAATTGTTCAATTTCTTTTTGAACTTTGTTGGCCTCAATTGGGTTGTGTTGCTGGTGATAGTAATCGTTCCAAGCCACCAATTCCTCTAGTTTTTTAAATAGTGATTCTAAGTTATTCATTTTTATTCATGTGATCATATAGTTTATCCAAATACCACTTGGCTTTAGCAATGTCTTCTAAACCATTCTTTTCCTCGCATCTCCAAAGATACTTAATAATATTGCCCGTGCAATAGGCTTCTAGCCCAGATTTGTTAATTGTCGCTGCTTCAATCGCATCAATGCATTCTACCTTCCCATTTTTGTAATAACTGGGATTTACTTTTGTCTCAAAACTCATGTCAAATAATTAATTTTAAAATAAAAAGTACAGTGGTTCCAATAAACCCGTACTTGTAAAACTTCATGGCTTGGTCCTTACGATCAATGACTCCGTTCAAACGAACGATCTCATACTTACAGGTATCCAATGCCTTTTTGTAATTGGGAACAATGGTATCTTTGTACAAACTCAGTTGCTGGCTGTCCAACTGAATGATGGTCTTCAGAGTTACCACACGCTCCCGGGCCTTTATTCCTTTGAGGAATTCATTATTCAACTCCTTTAGCGGTAAGCTGTCTACTGATTGTGAGTAGATATTTTGTGCCATCAATGTCAGGCATAGTGTCAATAGCAATTTGAATCGTGTCATATTTTAAATTGAGTTGTTCGTAGACTTTGTATTCCTCGTGCTTCAGTCGGTCTAGCGAATCTATTTTGCTGAATACGACTTCGTTGTGCTTTTCAATTGAATCCAAGAAGTGTAGTATTTCACTCTTGGTGTCTGGTTCTTCCTTTACAAAAGTCTGATACCCCAGCAAAGCGATCAGAATCACTAGTAAAATTGGCGTGATAAATTTCATGATTTGTGTCTATAACTAGCAACAGCATACCCCATAAGCCACAAAAAGATACAGAATATTACCCCGAATAAAAAACCTTCCGTCATTTTCTTTTTACGTTTGTAACTCTTTTACCCATTCCAACTCTCGATTTCTCGGCTTTCTTTGCCGCGAGTTTTGATGGGCTTAATTCAGACTTTGTAACTGGTGTTTTTGATGATACTCTTTTTGATGGGCGGCAATACTCATTAGATCCACCTGCTCCACAGGCTTTGCCACTTTTAGTATCTACCCATTTTTCTGCTCCCCATCTTTTTAAATCTGAACCAGCCTTTGTTTTTCGTACTGTACCAGATGATTTTCTACACTTGGCAATTGCTTGAGATGCCCTTGCAGAAGGGAATACAGCATATTTTGCTTTGACTTTAGTGTAGCAAGCGTCTTTCATCCTTGACCTTTGTAAGCCTTACGATAATTTTTACTTGACTTGAGTTTGCTGTTCTTCTTTTTAGAAACCACACCCGGGCGGCGAACCTTTGCTTTTGGTTTCCACTTAGCAATTTCTTTGGAAGTTTTTACTTTTGCCTTGCCAGCCATTACTTTTTCTTAGTGAGTTTTTTCCACATGGTTTTGGCCGCAGTTGCCTTACCAATTGCTTCGGCTTTAGCGGAAGACATCCCCTTTTTCTCGTAAGATTTAGCGACTGCTTGAGCCATAGGTTTGAATTCTTTACCTTTCTTTCCTAAGTCTTTACCAGCAACCGCCTTCTTAACGATAGTTGATCTTTGCTTTTTAGTGCCGTATGCCATTACTTTTTCTTCTTTTTCAAGTTAGAATACATCATTTTCTCTTTGGCTTCAACCTTCTTACCCTCTTTCTTTTCATGCTTCATCTCAGCCTTTTTAGAAGTGTACTTTTCCATACCTCCATATTCAGAAATCTTCTTACCTACGGCTTTTTTTACTGGTTTTTTCATTTCTTAAAATCCTCCTTCATTGTTACGACCTTGTGGCAAACACAAGTTATTTCCTTTTCCTCCAGGAATACACTTAGATGCTTGTTTAGATTTCTTTTTGTTCTGTTTGCGCATCTCTTCCATTGTCTTTGGTTTTGATTTCAAATCAGCATAATATGCCTTAGCCAATTTCTTACGCTCTCTACCCTGCAATTTCGTATTAAGACTTTCGTTGATTGTACGAATAGCTTTTCTTTTGCTTCCTGGCAAGTTCTCTCCTTTGTATTTGGGAGCAGTAGGACTGCTTATATTTCTTTCATAAGAACGCTTAACACGCTCAGCACGTCTTGCGCTAACACGACCTTGACGCTTTACATATCCAAGAGTGTTGTCGTCTTGCATATCAGCAACCCTCTGACGAGCGTTTACACTAGCACCACGAGCCTCTTGTTTAGCAAGTGTACCAACCTTTTTAACTTTGGCACCAACAACCGCTTTGGTTTTGGTTTTTACGGCACGTACTTTCTCCTTAATGTTTGGCATGATTATGGTTTTTTCTTAGTTGATTTTTGATTCTTACCTGCTTTCCAGGCATCTTTAGGAGAAACCTTTACATTGGCTCTATTGCCTCGAATTCTTTCGGCACCACGTTGAAATCTAGCATCTGCCAACATTGATCCAACAGTAGCACCCGCCACGCCAATAGCAGTACCAACAGTCTTCATCATTGATTTTTTCTTAGCGGCCTTTGCTTCAGCAGTTCCTGCCGATGTCATTGGTACTTTCGGAGCAACCTTCTTGGCTACCTTTTTTGTAACTGGTCCGACTACGGGTTTTTTGGGTTTCATGATTTCTTCATTTTTACAAAGGTTTTTGGAGCACCTTTGGGTTTAAGATTTTCAGCACCTGCTGCTTTACCTTTGTATTTGTTATAGGCAGCCATACTATCTTGATAAGACTTGGTGGGGGCAGAACGACTATAAACAGGAGTTCCTTTTGGGGCAGTTCCTGTACCTTCTGTTCCGTACTTAGAACTCATCTTTTTATTAGGGGCAGTTGACATTTTGCCCGACTTAACTGGTTTTGCTGGCATCACCTTCTTGGTGCTTTTTGCCATAGGTTTTTTTGGCGTCATTTTTTTGGTTTATTTTTCTTTACCTTTATTTTGCCCCCTTGTTTTGGAGTCTTGGCATTCATCTCCATTAATTTCTGTTGTACAAAATTGCAGTTAAACATTAGCACTTCCATCTTTTACGGGCCTGTCTCAGTCTTGAATTAGGATCTGAGGCCGCCTTGGGGAACATCTTCATTTGCCCTGCGCTACGAGCACAAAAAGACTTGCGTCTCTTTGCATCTTTACTTCCTGCCTTTACCTCGCCAGTCACTGCGGTTTTTAATTTAGAGCCAGGATTTGCTTTTCTATAGGCAGCAACGCCTTTAGCCGTCATCCCCGCCCCCTTTTTAGTGGGGAGGTAATTGGCACTTTTGCCTTTGGTAGTCTTTGGTATGGGATTATCCTTCGCCATCAGACTTCTTTCCGAAGAATTTGTCAGCACTAGCCAAACCCAAACAACCGAATGCCAAAGCAGCAACAGCGTTCACCAATGATTCAGCAGGAGCAAAGTGAGCCTCAGTAAATGAGTTTTCATACATGGTGACGCATAACATCAACCCAGCAACGATTCCAACGAATCTCTTAGAGGATGGTTTACCTTTTTCATCGGTAAACATACCGCTAATAAATCCAATTAATTTTTTCATATATCAAAAATATAACTTTGAATTCAATTTTCAAACTATTTCTTGTACAAACGGTAGTACTCAAAATCTGATTCCCCACCGTTCTTTCTGTACTGTAACCATTCGTCATAGACAGGTCCTGCCAACTTTGCCTCTTCAACAGGTACCGTGCTGGTATCTAACCCAACTTCTACCATTCTCTGCATGAAAACTTCGTTCTTTTTTTCCATTACTTCGACCTTGGCCTCAGCAGTAAGAACGGCTTCTTTCAATTCTGCCTTCTCTTCTACTTTGGTTTCTACCAACTTTTCACCTTTTTCTTTGGCGACAGACACGACTTGAGAAGCCATCTTCATGTTGTTCTCAACCTTTTTTAACATCTCTTCGATCTCATCGATGTTCGGAGAGTTCAATGCCTTTACTGGGAAGATCAATTCTCCCATCAAAAACAAGGCGCAGAATATAAGTAGTATGTTTTTCATAACTTTTTGACGGTGTTGATGATTCTCAACTCAGTAATGGCGGCAGCGAGGGCGGAGTCAGATTTCTTTAATGCTGAACTCATCCTATCTACCTTTATTTCCAACGCTGTGATCTTTGCATTAGCATTCTCAATCTGCGCTGAATAACCAGTCTTTACATCGTAGTACAAATATGAAACAGCAACTAGCATACAAAATGCTACAGCAGCAATTGGGTTCTTCTTGAATTGATCAAATGAAACCGGGAACGCGTTGGGTTTTATCTTTGGAGCAGTCATTATTCAGTAGGTGGGAATGGTGGTGGTGGTGGTGGGATGTATTCGGCTTCGGGTAAATCTAAAACCCAAGCGTATTCGGTTATTGCAACTTCGGGTTTGTCTTCATCGGAAAGAAACAAAAACCAAGTTCCGTTAATGTCTTGAACGCAATTAAAAAATTGATAAGGCGTGTAATACTGCCCTTGAATCAAATCCTTTTCTTCGGGTGTAAGTGTGTAACCTAACATTATACTTGTCTTG